CAACTAATAGCGCAAGGAACAAACCGAAACATTTATATATATATCTAAGTTTTGAACTTATTGCCTCTGGACGAAGCGAACTGGATAAGTTCAGTAAATTTGCTTGGCTCTGTTGAGCCCGCTTTTCTTTTTCAGCCTTCATTTCGGCCCGTACCGCCTCTAGTTGCTTGCGTATGGTACTTTTTGCCGTCTTACCCGCTTTCTTGCGTCCTAGGGCCTTTATTTGGGCTTTTAGGGCCTCACGTTTGGCTCGGAGCTCATCGGTTTTGCTAATACTCTTCGAATAGTCGTCAAACAATGCCTGCGCTTCTTTGCTACGAGCAACTTGGGAGGTAGTTTGTTCCTCACCGCCTGGTTTTTGTAACGCTTCGGATATTTTGCGTTTTGTTTCTTCCGTTTGCGTTTGACCTTTTCCTGGCATATGCCTATTGGTTAGGTTCTTCTTTTTTCTCCTCCTTGGCCCCCTCTTCCTCTTTGCTTTTGTTGTTTTCTTCTTTCTCATCCTCGCCTGGTTCTTCCTCTGGCTCGTCTTCATCCATTGGTTCCTCCGGTAAATCAAACTCAGCGCCCTGATCGACAGAGTTCATCTCGTCTTCCATGGCTTTAAGATCCATCTCTTCCACTTCTTCGTCAGTCATTTTTGGCAATTGAAACACGTCGCGAGTAAACTTCATAATTTTGCCATCAATTTTAACCAGTCCGGCATCTACCAAGGACTTCAATACCTCGCTCATTTCTTTAAAATCAATATCACCCAAAGGGTTATAGGCCATTTTGGGATATACTTCTTGCGGCCCAAAGGCTAAGTCTACCAAGCGTTTAACTACTTGCTTGTCTAGCTGCTCCTGCAAATAGGTGGCTTTATCGTCAACGTGTTTTAAGAAAAATGATGATTGATCTTTGGATAACGCAAAGCTACCGGTGGAGTCAGCTCCTAAACCGAGAAAGTTAGCAAGCACCGCCATCAACATGCGTCGATCGTGGTGTTCGATGGCTGCATCTATCGCCTGCCCTTGTGGGTTGCCGTTTGGTGTCAAAATTTCTAGTGCACCATCCTCTTTTTTCCACGGCAGCACAATGTATGCTTTCTGGTTACTGCGTAAGTTCTCAAGCATTATTTCAGCCTCGCTTTTTTCCTTTTCTCCAGCGTTCTCTGGCAAATAAATAACTGGCACACCAACGCCATAACGCTCAGCTGCAATGCCTTGAATGCGATACAAAACGTCTTTGTATTTAAAATGTTTATAAGCACTGCGCAACACTGACTGACCAGTAACGTCATCGCCCTCTTTGTCGTTGGTTAAAATTAAGAGCTTGTCGGCCGGTATTTCCAACTGGTTATTTTTATCTGGCAAATTTCGATCATCAGTTCGAACATACTGCACAACGCCAAATCGCCCGTCTTTCAATTCCCACTGTTGGATTGACTTTGGAATACGTGGGGCCAAATCAATAATTGAGATACGGCCGTCGCGTATATCGTAGATCAATTCAAATACATAATGACCAAAATCCATGTAAGACAAAGCCTCACGTAGAAATTCTTTCCATGTGCGTTTCATTCCGAACAAACTTTTCTCGACAAACTCCCGCACTTTGTCGTCCCCGCCCTCAACACGCCATTCGGTGGCAAGGATCGGTGCTTTAATAGCGTTTAGCACGCCTTTGATGGTGCTATCGGTACGCCGCATCTGTTCGACGTTATCCACCCGCTTTTCGTCGCGCCATTCCGAATTAAATTCTTCTAGAAAAAACCCACTGTATCGTTCTGTACCGGAATCTCCGAATACTTTTTTAAGCTGGTTAACCGCCAGCACTGCTTCCCCGGTCGTTATTTTTTTCTCCGGCATATTGGTATAAAAACAAGAGTCACAATTTTGTGACTCTCAATGAGTTCTAAAATTTTTGTTTGTATAAATTCCCTGCCACAGTTTCCTGTGCACGTTTATTATACACCGAATTAGTGTTGTCCTGCAAATTCAACGCCCCCTTGTATGACAAATCTATAGCCCCGACCAAGCTATCACAACGATCGTCGTGTTCGATCACGTCACGGCCAAGAAATAATATCTGATCACGCAGCACTTTCATTTCTGGTCTAAGGTGAATCTCGCCACGTTCAAAACTGGCTTCGTGTTTCTGCAATCTTGCCACCTTATCTTTCCCGCCCGGGTCAGTTGCTACCACAGGAATGTTGCGGTCACTTTCGTCTATCCAATCTTTATGATCCGGTGTCATATCCCTGGTATTAAAATCTATCTTGCCAGATTTCCAGGCAATCAAATACTGGTAAACCGCCGTCTGATTTAATACCTTTTCTGCTCCTACCGCATGCGCGTTCTTGTTGCGTAGCCAGGCGCGCACAACCAACTTGGCCTGTTCAAGCTGGCTGACTCGTCCGGCAACCTGCTCTTTCACATAACGATGCACGTCCTTTTCCTCCCATACCAAAACGGTAATAGCGAATTCATCGGCTTGAGCTGATTCACCGGCCTGCGGGTCGATGTAAATTATCGTTTTCTGGCGTTTAAAACTTGGTAAAACCGTATAACAGTTTAAATCAATCCAAGTCGGGTCAAAGTTGGCCATTTCATCGCTGGTCGGCGTGTTCATGTATTCCTGATTAAAAGCCCGTGTACCGATTTTCTCTTTGATCTTATCCAAGTCTTCCAGAGTGTAAACTTTCGGCCAGATGCTTTTACCTTCCTCTACGGCTTTACGAAATATACCGCCATGTCTTTCATAAAATTGCAAAATCTCAGCCATTTCGTGCAAGACCGTACCGATCATCTTGATACGCCCTCGATCCTTATCTTTGGATGGGAAGATAACCTCGTACAGCCAGCGATGCAATTTGTCGCGTCGCACGGCTGATTTTACCTGCTCATCGCTTTCGATATCGTCGCAGACAATCTTGGTCGGACGCTGGTTTTTAATGTTCACACCACGGCCCTTGCCTGCACCGCGTGCTACCACGTTCACGCCGTTGGTTGTTTCAAAATGCGTATTGGTCCATTTTGTACCGAGTAGTTTCTGGTCAGGCACCAGGTTACCATAAACAGAGACTAAAAGCTCATTATTCTCTAGCTCCGACTTCATGCTCTCAAAGTGAAACTTAGCGTCCTGTAAAATGTCAGAGATATATAAAATTACCGGCTCCAAGCCGTACACAATATCGTGCAGTGTGTCGATCTTTTCCCAGGTTGATTTGGCAAAGCCACGAGGAAATATTATGCCCGAATCTTCTAGCGTGTTTAATTCCTTGATCAGTTCGAGGTGACAGTCCGGGACGTCATCGGTTCCCTTGATAATGTGCGGAAAGAAAAAACGCCCAAAGATATGTAGGTGCTCTTTGTTGCGTAATGTCTGGCGTATCCATTGTGGCTGTTCGTCGGGTGCGATGAGTTTTAAATCATCGGCCCATTCCTGGTATTTAATCATGGTATTAACAAACAAATTAGGAGGGCAATTGGTGGGGAATTGTGGCCCGAGACAGGTTAGTCACCCCACACTGGCGCTCGTAGGATGTGGTCGCACACCCCGGGTTTTCTCTCCCACGCCTCGCGTTATTCTTCGCTAGTGTCTACCTCAGTTTCACCTACTCTTGCCCGCCTAGCTTGGTTGTCAACGTATCATGGCTAAAGAGCCAATGATCATCCCAAAAAAGAAAATACCGCCAGTGATTAAAAGCAACGTGCTGGTTTTAATAGGGTTAACTTCATTACGGCACCAGCGACAAATAATGACAGTGGACATTGGGCCCTTGCAGTTCGGACATTGTTTTTGCATAGAATTAATCACAAAATAAAATTACCAGCAGACCGATGATTGGTCGGCCGGTAAAGATTAAAATAAATCCGAGTATCCAGTTCATATTAAACAAGTGGTATATAAGAATCTAAAAGTTTAATTAAGTAAGTTGCTTGTTGCTCGGTAAAGCCATTATCGACAAATTCTTTTACTAAAGCTTCAAATCTAATCTGTGTTTTTGGTTTGTTAGTCGGTTCGTCGTCCATATAGTTAAAAATCTTTATTATTTATACACGTTATCAAAATATGTATACGTGGTATGTTCAATTAAAAATAAATCCTGTAACTACATCCAACTGCAGTGCAGCAAGCTTCACCGGCCAAACGACTGCCCCGCACAAACGTATTGTCAACCAAAACTTTTCCACAATTCGGACACGGCATTTCCTCTTTGCTGACTACAACCTTTTCCTCATTTTCTCTATACCCGCATCTTTCGCATTCCCATTCTCGTTTAAAAAGAGTTACTCCTGTACACTTCATTAAATTTTCACATTCTCTACACTGCATATTTAATTCTCGTTTAAAATCCTATCCGCTTCCCTCTCCAACCTCTCGCTCTCTACGCTTTTAATCTTTGCAATCCCAGCGCACGATGGATACCTGGTGCATCCTAGAAAGTCACCAAACTTTCCACGACGCGGGGTTAGTGTTCCGGTCTTACAGTACGGACACGGATCGCCTGGCTTTCTGAAAAACTGTATCCTACTCATATTTTTGTGCTCTCTTTTCTGCCTCCTGGCTTAGGTTAACTACCCGATGCACAAACTCCTGTTTATCTCCAAACTCTGACGGTACTTTCTTAACCAAGTACCACTTAGCAGTTTCAACACTAGTTGCTAGTTCTTTTACTAATGTTTGTCTAGCTTGTAATACAGGCTTTTGTTTTAACCGGTTCTTTTGCTCCTGAAATTCAGGATGTTTCTTTTGGTAGCTGTATAACGCTGCCTCGGATATCTCGGCATAAAAACACGCCTCCGCATCGCTGGCCCCGACTGCAAATGCCTGCTCTAATTTCAAAACCACAGTTTTTTCATCTTTGCCGTCAAACATCTTGCGTCCAGCATTGCCGTTCTTATTTGTTTTCTGTGCCGCGCCCTGAACATATCTCCCTTTTTTGTCGCGGACTTCTTTTTTCTTTTCCGGTACCCAAACTTTCGGTTGCATTGCTACACCTGTGGTTATTTCTTTTTTGACACTATCTTTCATTTTGTTTTGCAACTCTCCTGAAAAGACTAGCCTTCCGACTTTTTTAGGCTGGTCTGGTTTATTTGTTTTGGACATATAATTATTTTTTTAATAGACTTTCTAAAGAAACGGGCTTATAGTTTAAAAATTCCATCGAGACCAACTTATAGACCCGGCCATTAAAAATAAAATCTTCTGTGGTACCCCTATGTCTATTATTATGCAGGTGCCCATGAATATTTAAGTCATACCACGCTACATCGTAAGGATAAGGTTCGTGGCTAAATAACACTGATTTTCCAAAGTAACGATCTGCAAAATGTCGGCAAACAAAATCCCACCCATGCTCTAAATACCAATTATTACTTTTTTTATCGTGATTGCCGGCTACTAATATTTTTTTGCACACGACAGCTTGCATAAATTTATGGTGCCAAAAAGTATCACTGCCTATACAAAAATCTCCGAGATGTAGTAGCAAATCACCTTTCTTTAAAATTTCGATTAAATTTTTCA